AGTGGCGCTCGGGGCGCCTTCGGAGTTTTTTACCAACTCCTCAACGTCACCGGATTGCAGGCCGTTGAGCGTCATGGCCTTGTCCGACAGCCGCATAAAGACTACGGAGTTCTTGGCGACCAGGCGGGGGATATCCTCCTCGGTGAACAGGTGGTTGCCCTGCTCGTCCTGGATCGCCTCGATGAGCAGGTAGCCGAGCTTGTTGATTATGTCGGGCCGCTGGTCGTCCCCGATCTTGCTTGACCCGAGCTCAAAGCGGGCACGCTCCGTGCCGGACAGCACGGCTATCCATACGTCGCCGCCCCACTCGGGGACCTCCACCCGCTCGCGCTTCAGGTCATCCGCTCCGAGAATCGCTTCCTTGGTCAGTGTCATCAGGTCTTCCTTTCGTGGGTTAGAAATATCGCGCGTCCGTCGAGAAGTCATACGGGACGTAGGCCCCCGGACTCATCCGATGGAACTCCAGATGGCTCGTGTACTTGAACAAGTTCCACAGCCAGATCGCCGGGTTAAGGACTTTCAGCGCCTTCCGCATTGGGCCCTCCTTCCGTGGGATGGGCGTCGCCGCGTGGGTAACAGTTGTAGGCGACTCGCATGATCTCGCCGATGTTTCCGGTGAACGTGAAACCGTAGCAGTCCGGGGGCCACGTGAAGGGAAACTCTGTCGAGCTGCCATCCTCGTGGACGATAACGAGGGCCTTCGGCTTCTTCGGCCCTCCGGCGAGTGCGGGCGTGACTTGTGCGCGACCCATGATGCTTTCCTTTCCTTGGGGTAAGCAAGCAACGTCTATGCAATCAAGACTGTCCCCGTAACGTCGAGCGTGACCTCGGCCGTAAGCTGTTCGCCCACATTGCCGGTCGGCGTGAAGTTCGTCGGGAACGCCGTGAACGAATAGGTGTTCGTCGCGCTCGTGCCGTTCTGAAACGTGATAACAACGGCCCCGCTGTTGCCCGCGATGCACTCATCATTGAGATGGTTGTGCATCGTGTCGTCCGCCTCAAAGTTCAGACTCAGCGACAGTTGCCCGCCATCGAACAGGGCCGAGCTGATCTTCTCCACCGCCGTGTCGTCCAGGTCGGCCACATTGATAATCGGCGTCCCCATGCCGGGCCCGTTGAACGACGTGATCCGGGGGATCGCCGTCCCCGCATACGAAATCGTTGTCAGTTGTGCAATGTCCGCCATAATCTAAGCTCCTCGGTTCAAGTCCTCGCGTGTTCCCTCTGTGTTACCCCACAATGCCGACCGTATCGGAAATCTCAAAATTCAGCGTTGCGGCCAGCGCGTCGCCCGCGTCCCCACTCGGCGAAGCGCCCTGGACCAGGGCCGCGAACGTCCACCTCGTCCCGAATGTCACGTTGTTGTTACTCGCACCCGCCACCGTGAAGTCAATCGCGTTCGCGCCGGCCACCGCATCCGCGTTCGTCAGGTGGACGGTGATCGAGTCCGCATCGACGTAGCCGGCGAAGTAGGTCTTGCCCACGACGATCTGCGGCACGCTCGTCGGCAGCGTCCCGTCCGTCGTGAACCGGATGGGCTGGCCCGTATGCCACCCGTGGGCGGCCAGCGTGTCCAGTTCATCGTCGACCGTATCGACGTTGTTGATCGCCGTCGTGTTCGCATCCAGGTTCGACCAGCAGATGACGTAGTTGCTCTGCCCGCTTCCGGCGATAACCTTATCGACAAGCGCGTCCTGGTCGTTGGCCGCCCGGGCGTCGAAGTGCAGATCGAGCGACACCTGCCCGCAGTCACAGAGTTTGGACGATATTCTCTGCACCGCCTCGTCCAGCAGGTCCGTCGCCGGGATAGTCGGGTTCGACAGGCTCGCGCCGCCGATCTTCTTCACCCCCGCCAGGTCGGTGAACAGTTCGGGCGTCCCCGCGTCGCCAACCTGGAACCGTGTACCTTGTGCAGTATCAGCCATTTCAATTTCCTATTTACCATTTACAATTGACGATTTACAATTGACGGAGGGGCCGGGGACTCCGATCCGCAAATTGTCAATCGTCAATTGTAAATGGTCAATTCCCTCATTCCTCGTGCCAGACTATGAAGTCCAATCGCCGCCCGAACCGCCGCTCCTCCTTGCTGGAAACCGACGGCTCGAACAGGTCGCCGTCATCTTCGAGCGAGATATGGCTTATGACAACGGCCAGCACCACCCCCGTGTAGTCCACGAGCGCCGCGCGAACCGCGTCCCTCAGATCACTGGCAGCCGAAACGGTCGCCGCCCAGCAGTTGATTTGCAATCGCGGGTGGGCCAATATGTCCTCGCCGCCAAGGTCTCCCAGGTGCGAGCCCGATATCCGCTGCCATGTGATCGCGGGAAGCGTCGCGCCCTGCGGCAGGATCTGCGGGTAGATACGATTGGCGGCAAGCGTGCCGATCCCCGCATCGTCCACCATAATCTTCTGCACCGCCTCCTCGATGACGCTCATACCGCCACCCTCGCCTGCTGTTCGATGTCGCGCCGGATACTCCCCATGATCGTCTGTAAAACCCGGTGCTTTGTGGAATCAAAGGCGGGGCGCATGAAGGCGTCTGATGCTACGCCCGCATATCCAAACTCGACAATGGCGGGGTAGAAGAAACGCTTGCTGCCCCTGAGTTTCCGCCCCCGCTTCCCCGTGCGGGCGCGAACCGTGTTGGTAATCAGATTCGGGTATTTCGTTGTATTGAACATGACATTGAACGACGCAACGCCCCGCTTGCGCTTTCGGGCCGCCCGGACGGTCAGCGCCTTTTTCATATACCCCGTATCCACGGGCGCCCGGGCCTTGGTCGCCCTGAGTATTACCTTCGCCCCGTCGCGCATCGCCTTCTTCATTATCTTGCTTGAGGTCTTGGTCTCTAACTTATCCAAGGCCCGCTCCAGCGCATCGGCCCCGTCCAGCCGGATTGCTACGCCAGGCATCAGACGGCCTCCACGCAGAGCAGTTCAAGCTCGCGGTCCCGCTCGTCAGGATTGATGACCGCCGCGATCTCAAAGATTCGCGCCCCGTGCTTGATCCGATCATCCGCCGTCAGCGTACTCGCCCCAAGTGCCCCTGGATACCGGACCCGAATCCGGGTCGTGACCTCCGCGTGAACCTCCTGCGCCCGCAACAACTCCCTGCCGCTTAACGGCTCAATAGATGCCCATACCGTATCGTCAGTAGTCCAGGAGGCAATCGGTTCCCCATAGCTGTCCTGCGTCGGCGCGTTGCTCTGAAGCTCGATCCGATGGCGCAGCTTACCCGCCTTCATCAGCCCGCCTCCGTGACCCGGAAGTTCCAGAGCAGCGTCTCCACCGCCAGCGGGATCTCCTTGAACGTGCCCTCAACCACCGCCTCCCGATGCTCGTACCAGTGGGCCGTCAGCGCCTTGATAGCAACCTTCAGCCCCTCCGGCACATCCGCCGCCGCACCGTAGCCCACGACGTAGGTTATCGTAATCCCGTTCTCGTCGCCGCGAAGCGTGGGCCAGGTGTCGCCGTAGCCCAGCCGCACGAACCCCGGCTCCTCGGCAATGTCCACGTCGTACAGCGCCGGCGCGAGCTCCTGCTCCACGCCGTCTGGGTCGATGTACTTGATCGTCGTCACCGATGCCAGCGGGAACTCCGGCAACTCTATCGGATATTCCCAGTCGGTCAGGTAATGGTACTTCGTCGCCGTCAGCAGCGTCCGGCCCGTGACGAGTTCGACGTGAGCGGTCGCGGCGAGCAGCAGGGCGGCGACCATCGCGTCGTCGTCGGCTATGTCGATGCGCGACCAGTCCTTCATCTCGTCGGTCGTGACCGGCGCGTTCTCCGCGGCTACTGGTGTTCCTGCAACTGCCATTTATGCCACCGCCTGCTCTGCCGTGTCCGGCCCGAAGCTGCCTTGCAAGTTGAACAAGAACGTGTAGGTGGCGGCGTCCAATTGCATCGGCTCCTCCCACCGCCCGTTTACGTCCGTGGTCGTCTGGCCCTTCACGTAATCACTGGTCCGGTTCCCCGCGTCCCAGTCCGCTTTCAGGAATGCCTTGACCGTCGCGTTGTCGATGCCGACCCCGCCGTCCTGATAGGCCAGATTATCCGCGCCGCCCGTATTGTGGTCCACCAGGATGCCGCCCGCGCCCGCCGTAGGCAGGTTGATGAGCGATACGTCCAGCCTGCCCACCTGCCGCCCGGCCACATCCTGAATCACCAGGGCCACGGAATCAACGCCGTCGGCGAACACGGCGTCCGGCCAGTCCGCTCGGTAGTCGCCCTTGGCGTCCGTCGAGTCGATCTCAATCATCTTGTTGTCGGCGTGCGCGGAATTGACGGCCGCCAGCGCCGTCGCGTCGACCTTGATGTGCGCCGCGCCGGGCCGCGTGTACGTCATGTCCAGATCGGTTATCGTCGCGCCCGTGAGCGGCCCGTTCGTGGTCGGGTCGATCAGCGACATGATGACCGATACGTCAGTTGTGTTCTTGCGGATTATGAATTGCATCGCCTACCCTCGTGGTCCGACCAGCGGCACGTTCGGTAGGCCGCGGTTGAAGTAGGCCGACATGCTACCGTCGATATCAAGCTCGGTGCGGAATCCCGCTGCGCCCATGACCAACTCGAATAGATCGTTGGCCCGATCGCGGTAGCCCTGCTCGCCGACCGTCAGATTCGTGGGACTGCCACGCACGGATTCTATTAGCTCCGTTACATTGTCCGCGGCACCGTTATTGTTGATGTAATTCCATAAACTATAAACTGTACTGGCCGCCGATTCGTCGTAGCCCTCAGCAGTATTATTCGTGATACGGCTGCCGAGTACGGTTAGCACGCCCGAAGAAGGTTTTATGCCAATATTATTGCCATCACTCACACAATTCCAAATCGTTGAGCGATTCACGCCACCATTGAAACCGGAGCCAGTGTTCTGGTGTGCCACGCATCCAATATAACTATTGTCCCATCCGCCGA